CTACAATACTGTATTTTGTATAATACTTCTTATATTGATTATTACCAGTTTTATTTAAATGCGTTATATCTTCTGTTGTCCCTAAGATACGCTTTAAATAATCGTTCACTTGATCCATTTGTTCAAAGTTAAAAAGACGATCTACATTTTTGTAAGGGTGTTGTAAACTACCTAACGGAACATACGGTAATAAATTACAAAACTGCTTAAACGTTTTAATGTTATTTTCTTTATTCCATCTAGAATACCAATCTAAATTAGATTGTTTGCCAAAGTGCTTGTCAGATTGTTTTGCAAGTTTTTTTATATCTACTTCATGCAAATATCTATATAAACTAACTGCTCTTGAATACGGATTTCTAGTAACTGCAAAAGTTTCTCCTAATGGTACATTTAGTGATTCTAAGTCACTCGGTGTTGCATGTGATAACTCATGTGGTGACCAAATTTCTTTTCCATGTTTAAAGATATATGCACTAATACTTTTGCCAGCTGTTTTTGGAATGTGTACAAATGTATAACGCTCACCTTTATGGTTTACAAACGATATATTCATCTACGGCGTCCTTTATGAAATATGTCGCCCTCGTTAACTACTCTAAAAAATATTTTCTTTTGCTTACACCATATTCTTGCGGCTTCCCACTTAGCCTGATTAATAACATAGTGTGCTTGGTTAGCTCTAGACTTTCCAAGTTTTTCTTTAACTGTTTGATTTTCTGGTTTGACTTCGATAAGCTCTACACGTTGCTTACCATCTTTACCACCGTAAGCAATAAAGAAGTCAGGTACATAAACTGTGTACTTACCTGTAAATGGATGTCTATATGGAATTTGTACTGCTTCACTAGCCCATTGTTGAACACTAGGATGTTCGTCACAAAACTTCATAAAAGCAAATTCCCAACTTGATCTATATGTTGGAGTTCTTGATCCTATATATTTGTCTGGATTTTTTGGACTAAATTTTCCTTGTGCAAATCTACCCATATCATTTGCTAAATCTTATTGATAGGCCGCCTTTGAAATTTAAAGGACCTCTAATTTCTGATGGCCCTTGATTACTAGATGTATAAGGACCTTCGTATAAAATTATTGGAGCAGAACCTGCTAAACTTTTAGTCTGTAGCCATCCTGAATCAAAAGGGTCTGAATAGTCGTCACCAATAAACATAGTAGTAGCGTCTTGCTCTTCTAAAGTATTACTAACATAATCTTTTATATTTTCCCAATCCCAGCCTCTGTTGTGTTCTAATACAGTTGCTAAGAATCCACATGCAACTGGACATGCGGCTGAAGTACCGTTAAAATAAGTATCTTCTGCTGTTCCGCCATCTGCTGTTAAACCTGAGTAAGTATTATCAAATCTAGGTACAATACTAGAAGTATCGCTAGGTGAAGCCGCGCCTAATGTACCATCTGCTGGTGCATAAAAATCCACTGCTGGACCACAATCACTATAATATGCCTTGTTGTCAATACTACCTATAGCAGTACCTTCACTCCAGTCATCATCTAGTGCGCCAACATTAATTGCTTTAAATCTATTATCAGCTGTTGGTCCAACACATTGTGGCCAACCAGGTCTGTTTACAGATGCATATGCATTGTAATAGTTTCCTAATTCAATTTGATTAGTGTCGTCTATAGTTGCACCACTTGAACTCCAGTGAAAGTTATCCCAATTAGGATGATCTGGTAACACCTGTTGTTGGCTGTCATTACCTGCGGCCATAACTAATATTACACCTGCGTCTGCGCATTCATTTGATGCTGTAAATAAACTATTTGGTTTAGGATAATGTTTTACACGGCCATCGCCATTAGTTCTTATAACACGATAATTGTTAGTTGCATTAGTATTAGTAGTAAATTGATAGTCAGTACCTCTAAAATTAGAATAACCACTAGTCCTAGTTGATACACGAAATCCCCAACTATTAGAACTAATAGTAGGATCTTGTTGTCCGTAAGTAGGATTAATAGGCTTGTGTAAGTGGAATATTTTCATTACATCAAAGTATTGTTCGAATCCTAAAAACGAAGAACCATATGCATCAACAACCCACTTGTTAGCATTATATGCCCAACCATGTGTTTTACCAAATGTTAAACTTGCACATTGTGTTCCGTGTGTTCCGTCGCCTGGTCCTACAGTATTTGAACCATGAGCTCTGTTTCTAGTATAATTGCTTGGTATAGTTACAGTACCAATACTTGCAAACTTTGCTGAACGATTAGAACTATTTGCCCACCAACTTCTTGATACACTTTCTCCAGGAACAACAGTACCGTCCCAACGTGTAATTAATCTATTACTTGCATCTGCATTAAAATAATCAGGGTCAATATAGTATGGACTATCTAATACTAAATCTAATACGTTACATAACGGAGAAGTAGCATTGCCTGCATCTCTGCCGTCTCTAATACTTAATGGATTGCCTGGTATAAAATCTTGTGGAACTATGCCAGCTTCACTTCCGGCACCTGAATTAACTGTGTCATTTATAAATTCTGGATGTCCTATCCAGCTTCCGTTATCGCCTACAATAACATCAACATCTTTGCCTGTACCTCTTTGTGCAGGAATGTCTTCTACTACTGCTGACCTATCTCCGCCTGCCCAAGGATTTGCTTTTTGTCTCATACGCAACAGTTGACTTGTTACTGCGCCATTGTCGACATTTGTTGTTCCGCTATAGTTTTGACCATAAGCAAGATAATTTCTTACATTGCTAGTGTATCTATTTTTCTGTGGAAGATCACAACGTAATTGATCTGCAGGAATTTGCATCTCTGGATAACGTGCAACATCAAGATTTATGTATTCAACTTCTGGTAGTTGCTCAACTTCTGCTTTTTCAGCATCAGTAAGCATGTATGTACCTCTTGTTGAACTTTGTAATGTATAATTTTCACAAATAACTTCTCTGTCAGGCACATTACTAATTGATGTGCTAGTAGTAAGATATTCGTGTACTTTATCAAATGCATCTTTAGATACTGCATTTATAACATAATATTTTTCCATGCTTTACCTTTAATGTAAATCTACCCAACCAGTGGTACTGTCTCCTGTGTCGGCTACATATGCTTGAACCTTGCCTGTTTCGGAGTTATAAATTGTGTCTCCAAGTGCAGGTGTTAGTCCATCTCTTTGTGCATTTGTAAAACTAGCTAATCTAAATGGACTTTGTGTTACTTCTACTCTTGTTGCGGCAGTAAGTTTAATATTAGCTTCTGAGTATAATTCTGGATCACCTGGAGCAGTTGCTATAATGTTACCTGCAACAGTTAAATCGTTGTTAACTGTAAGGTCATTTTCTACAGCAAGATCACTGCTTATTGTTACTGCTGGAGTAATTGTAATACCGCTTGAATCGTCTGTATCAATTACACTAGATGCTAGTGTAAAGTTTCCTATTTGATCACCTGGATCTTGGAATGAAAATGTACCAGCGCCGTCAGTAGTTAATACTTGTCCATTGGTACCTTCAGCAATGCCTAAGTTTAATAATGTTCTTCCTGCTAGTTGATTTGATACATGAGTTTTAACTGCACGTTCAGTAACCAATGCACTTGCACTGTTATCAGCCATAGTCTCATCGTTACTAAATTCGTCAACGTTTACACCTAGTGCCATACTAATAGCCGTCAATGAACCAAACGATGTTGGAATATTAACTAGGTCTGAGTATTGTCTTGAAAATAGTAAGTTACTAGTGTCTGTTAAATCATTTATATCTAAAGGTATTGTTGGTGTATTAGTTAGACTACTATATGAGCCATCAAATAATGCACTGCCAGTATCAGTTAGATCACTTACATCTACTGGTATTGTTGGTTTACCTGTTAAATCTGCATATGCTCCACTAAACAATTCAGGGGCGCCAGTAAGTGCCGCATATTGTCCATTGAATGCATCATTAATACCATATCCTGCAATAGTTGTAGGTTTGTTTGTAACATTTATAAAATCAATACTAGTAGCTTCAACATTTCTAAATATAAAATTACCAGTACCGTCTGTGCTTAGTACTTGTCCTGCACTGCCGTCTGTAATTCCTAAATCTGTAATTGCTGATGGCAATGTTGGTCTGCCTGTTAAATCTGCATAATTACCTGAGTAAGCAACAGCGTTCAATGGATCAGTATAATTAGAAATATTGCCTGCTGGATCTGATGTTAATAATCTACGCCATACGTTTGCATGTGAATAATATAATGCACCAGTTTCGTGTACGTGTGCAACCATGCCGTGATATGTAGAAGCACTAATTGCATTTAGATCTGCTTCTGTAGCAAAAACATTACTATAAAATATCTTATTTGGACCAAAGTCTATATCGGTGTTTAGTAAATTACTGCCGTCGCCTAATATTGAATATACTTCATTGAAATTATCGTTTACTTTGTCGCCGCCGTCACGTAAGCTATCGCCTGCTCCATCATTAGGTGATACACCTATGTTAATAAGTTGTTTTGCCATTTATTCGTCCCCGTCAAAGGTAATTGTTCCTGAGTCTAACGTAAATCCAGTTGCACTGAAATTTGTTGCTACGTTTGTATTTATGAATATTTGCTCTGGGGTACCTTCAATTATGTTTCTCTTTTCATATTTTATAATTGTTTGATCTCTTTTAAATCCAACAGCACTTGTTTTCTTTCTGTTGTAATTTAATATCTCTGCAATAACTGCACTAAGTTTTAATTCATCAAGTCCTTTTAATGTTTGTAACAATGTATATACATCAACGTTATCTGATTTTGCTTGTTTTACAAGAACTGTACTTACAGCTAATGATGCTGTTTTGTCAAAGCCTCTTGATTCAAAAAAGCCAAGTACTGTAGTTAATTCATTATCTGTTAAACTAATAGGCTTAGAATAATATTTGTCAAAGAATAATGTAACATCTCTGTCAGATTGTTTAGAAATATTTCTTATAGGTAATCCGCTCATGTTGTTTGATCCAATGCTTTATCTTTATATAGTTGTTGACTACCTGCGGGTAATGCTTTCCAGGCCGCGTTTGCACCATTAATGCCATCGGCGCCTCCATCGTTTAAATAATCATTTAGAAAAATATTTCTTGCTGTGTCATCTAACTGTGCTGGATTAGCAAGTAGATTTTGTCGTTGAGAATTTTCACTTTGGGGTGCTGAGATAGTAGAAGGTTGTGTTTGTGTTGTATTATTATTTCCACCCGGACCTTGCGACTTTGGAACAACAGTATTTTGTAAACCACTAGTTATGTTTACTGATGTTCCTGTTGCATCTTGTATTACATCTCCAGCAAGTCCTGTTAAATCATCTACTACACCTTCTGGAGTTAAATTTGAAATATTTCTTATTAATTGGAATGCACCTAATGCCGCTTCTAATGGGCTACCAAAGTTTTCACCTTGTGAAATATAATCATATAAGTCAGCGCCTGCGCCAAATATTCCATCAATACCTAATTGTCCACCACCTAATAAACTAATTGGTGATGGTTGTCTATCGTAATGTGAAGCGTCACCAAATCCTGTTGGTTCACCCTCAGAACCTGCTGATACTCGTCCTCTAGAATAATGTACTGCTTCATATGCAACTGTAATATTATTTTGCATTGTTCCTGACGCATCTGCATTATCTACAGTATCATGTGCCCAGTTTGTAATTATTGGATTAACAATAGTATACGTTGTGTATGATTTTTTTGCTAATTGCGATATTTGAATATTCTTAAAAAATGGTACACTAATAGCATTGTCTAAACCATATTTGTATTGGTTTCTGCCACTACCCATATATGTGTTGTCGCCTGCTCCTGCTTTGTTATAAGCACCAGGGTTTCTGCCATAGCTTGCATCTGCAAAATAATATCTATAGTATGCTTCTAATAATGCAGTAGTTACACCAAAGTTATCGTCATGGAATGAAATATTAATTGGTTCGTATTGTATGCCTGTTTGTACATTCTTTTTTCTATTGTATTTGTTTCTAGTTTCTACAATAGCAGTAAATTTAGGAAGGTCTGCTGATTTAACAAGCATACCTATTTCTAAATTATGCTTATCCTTTAATGAAGGTAGAATAGATCTTACAACAGGATCTAATTGAAAATATACATGATATAGAAACTTTTGTTTGGGAGCAAATCGTAAATCGTTATCAACATACAATCTACTTGCATGTTGCCAATCCGCTACTGTACCTTTAGGACCTAATAATCCTGAAAGTAAGTTATCTAAAAATCCGTTCGATGTTAGTGCCATACTAATATTTATCCAGATGAATTATATGCGTAGATAATAAAAAAGGGTAACAATTTCTTGCTACCCTTTTTAATATTGTAGATTTTAATTAAATCTTGTTTATGCGCCGCCGCCTGTAATTAGCGATCCTAGTGTACGTCCAACTTGCGTTCCAATACCTGTGTCTGAAGGTGTTTGGATTGCGTTATCGTATTGGATTTCTAATGTAACTGTTACTGGTTCGTTGTTACTGTATGCTAATGTATTGTAGTTAGCATTTGTTACAAAACAACCGTATAGTTCAAAAGTTTCTAATACGTTTGGAGTGTTAGCACCGTTACCACCGTCCAAGATCTCAATACGTGTTGTAAATTTATAATCTTGTCCACTTGCCGCACTTGACTGCTCGTAAAAGTCGAATTGCTTCTGCAACTGTTCGCCTACTAGTTTTTGTACTGCATTGTTTACATCTTCACGTAAGTTTAATGTAATTGGTGACCATGTGTGCTTACCAGCTAAGTATGCTTTTGAGTTGTAAGCATGTATTTCCATTGGCTCAAATGCCACTGTTGGTCGAGTTACATCAATTACTTGTTTAGTAAGTTCTGTAGTCGGTGTGCTTACACCAAAGTTTTCCAGCGACACTCTAAAGCGGTACTGGAGCTTTGGCATCAACAAGCCTTGGGTACTAGCGGAGTCACCGCTCGCTAAAGGCACTGTAATTTTTGAAAGTGTTGAAATTGCCATTTAATATGCTCCTAAGTTAAAAGTATTTATCATCTTATAGTCCTGATATCTCGCCTGTATTTTTCAATCTAAGCGGAATGTAAATAAACTCAATTGCTTTAACAGGTTCAATAGCAACATCTACATATAGTTCGTTTCTATCAATTCTGCTTGGAGTATTGTTTGTTTCGTCACATACAACTAAGAAGTCATACAAGGCTCTTTGACCAACAAGCTCAAGAAGTAAACTTTCAACTTGCTGTTTAATCTCATCACGTGTGATTTTATCATTTGGTTCAAAGATATATGGTTTAGCAAGTGTGTTTAGCTGACTACGTAAGTAGATAACCAAACGTGCTACGTTGATTCTATCTAATGCACTATTACCTCTTGCTCTAGTTTTCTGTCCAAAGTTAACAAGTCCTGCACCTGTAATAAACGTAATTGGGTTAACGCCTTGTGCATATAATGTATCTCTTTGTCCTTCGTTTAGTGCAACAGTTGTAAATTCGCCTTCGCTATTAATATAACCAGTTGCTGATGCGTTTGTAATTCCGCCACGTCTTGTACCTGCTGGTGCAAACCATGGGTAAGAAACTTGATCACTTAGTGCAATAGTTCTTAGCATCATGTGTGAAGCTGGAACTACAACGTTGTTACCAAAGTTGTCACTTGTAAATCCTGCTGGATAAAATATTGCAAAATAATCATCTTTACTTACAAGTCCATCATCATTATCTTCTGCTGATAACTTAGCGTTAGTTGCCCATTCATTTAATGAAGTTGCATCTGGTTTTAGTCTCATTGGAGCATCTCCAACTACAAAGCCTGTTAAACCTCTATCGTAGTTTAGACTAATCATTTCACCAATTAGTTCTGGATATCCTGGTGATGCAATCAAGTTAAAGATACGTGCTTCGTCATCTCTAATCTCATCGTTATTATTAACAATACCTTGTAACGATTGTACAACAACTTTACGCTGTGCATTACGTCCAAAGCTACCTGAACCATCAATTTGGTTAGCTGATTCAGTTACCCAACGATCTTTATTGTAATTTGTCATTTGTTCATCTTTATGACGTAAATTCTTATCGCCAGTTGTGATGTAGTTTTTAACAAATTTCTTAACATTGAATCCGCTTCTACGTGTGTTAACAAGTATCATACCTTGTGGATATAGTGCTGGATCTGGAGCATCTGGGTCTAAGTAGTTGCTAGTTAGCAAGTCTTTAATTGACCCTGCTGTTGAACCAAGCGCACCACTTGTACCATATCTTGCATCTGCAAATAGTACACCATTTTCTGTAGTTTGATCTGATTTATCTAATAATTCCCAAACATCAGTTGCTTTTCTGTATTTGTAAATCATTGGAAAGTTTTCTAAATCACTTGTGTCAATCCAAAGATCGCCATTTGCTAGTAAAGAACCATCTGACTGTTTAGTTGGTTGTGTTGCACTAACAAGTGGTCCTAATGGATCAGTTTTGTCTGAAGTTACTGCTGAGTAGTAAGGAGCCGCGTCACCAAAGTTAATAGCTTCGTCTCCGCTGTACTGGTAACCTACCCAAGTTGTACCATTGTGGATCATAATGTCCATTTGATCAACAATTGAGTTGTACCATAACTGACCATCTGCCGCTGTAGCAGTTGGCGCACTAGCACTTGCTGTGTAATTCAATGCTGACCAATTACTTGCTCTGTACACTGAAGGAGTTGTGCCGGAATCTGTTCCTGGCTCGTAACTTACATAGTCAGTACCTGTGTTTGCATCTACGTATGGTGAAATACCTAATAGTGTTAATGAAGCTGCCGCGCCACTACCATCTGTTAGTTTAATTTCTCCACCTTTTGAGTGCTTAATAATAACTTTGTTTTCTGCGTCAACTTCTGCACTTACGTTTGCAATACCTGCACTTGTAATTGCTGTTGCCCAAGCAATCGCTTGTTCTGCCGCTGTTTCACTACCTGACATTGTTACAGCAATAGTACTTGCCGCAAAGTTACTAAAGTCTGCACTACCTGGTGCTGTTGACTGAAGTGTCAAGTTGTATGTTCCTGCTGAAAAAGAACTTGCTTCAAACACGCTTGTTTTAATTACTGTTGCGCCTGATGCACTACGTCTGTACAATCTAAATGTTGCAATTGGTAATGTATCTCCTGCAACGTTTGTTAATACAAACATATTGCCAAGTTGCAAGTTTTCACCGCCACCTGTTCTGTCTAATTCTAAAATTGCATTTTGTGCAGAACTAAACATTGGTGCTTCAATACCGTCCCAAAGTCTTGTTTCAGTGTTCCACTGTTTTACTCTCCAACGAGCACCTAAGTTTGGCTCAGTTGTTTTTAACCAAACACTACCAGTTGGTCTACCAGTTGCGCCTGAAGTAACTTTAAAGTCTGTTGGAATTTGTGTATGCTTACTAATTTGTAATGCTGGTGGATAATAACTACCAGCTGTTAAACCTAATGCTGTTAATACACTTTCGTCATTTGCACTACCTGGTGCTAAAACTACTGGACCAGCTTGTGTACTATCTGCACCACTTACTGAACCATCACTGTATAATGCTAGTCTATTATCTACTGCCGCGGCACGTATTCCTGAAATACCTAATCCGTTAATTGCTACGACTATTTCAGCTAATGTTTGTCCGTTTGTTACAGTAACAATAGTTTCATTTAATGTTAATGTACCTGCACTTACGCTTGGATTTGCTGTTGCACCAGTAACTGCTGGCCAACTATCTTTCCAATCATCGCTACCAACTTCAACCCAATCGCCGTCGGCTGCTCTGTACCAAATTGTTACTAGCTTACTAATTGCAACTACTGCGTAGTCGCCTATTTGTCCTACTGATGCTAAAGGTGCACCTGGAGCGTTTAATGACCCAGTTACTTGGTTAACATTTGTTAATACTAATGGTGTTTTATTAGTAAAGCTCTGTCCGCCTGTAACTGTAATTGCCGCATTGTTCCATTCTTGGATACCATACAATGAAGTAGTAGTATCTAACCAATATGTGCCTGCGGTTGGATCAGCAGTTGGAACACTTGCTCTTGGCTCTAACTGTGCCAAGTCAATTGGTGCTCTTACTACCCATGCTCTGTTGCTTACACCTAAGAATGAATATGCCGCTTGTAAGCCGTATTCGTTTAATTCTGATCCGTGTACTGGATTGTTGTTTGCGTCAACTCTAAAAGTTGGATCGCCAAATGTTTCAGCTAAGTCACGTTGTGAAGTCATTAAATATGGCTTACCAGCGTTTGCCGCTAGTGTACCTAATGCTGTGCCTGTCCCTGAAGCATTTTTTTTGTCTTGTGCTGTTGCACAAAATATTACTGGAACTGTACCTGGTTCAGCGGGTGTGTAAAAACTCTCGTTTACTACGCTAACCTGTACTCCGGGTGATGATAATGCCATTCTAATTCTCCTATGGATTGGGTCAATTTATTACTTGTATTTACCATCAAAGAAAGAAAAGGTATGTATAATACCATAGAAAAAGGCACCAAAAAGGCTAGGCTAAATACAGTATGCGACCATTATGCAAATGCGGCCAACGTCCAGCGGCAATAAATTATAAAAAGGACGGAAAAACCTATTACAGAAAAATGTGTGGGCGATGTTTGCGCAATGGAGCCAATCACGGAATACCTAAATGGAAACAAGCCGGCTATATAAAGAAACCAGTTTGTCAAAAATGCGGATTTAAATCTAAGTACTTGGCACAGTTTAATGTGTTCCATATAGACGGTGATTTAAATAACTGTCGTCCAAGTAATTTAAAAACTATTTGTGCTAACTGCCAGCGTATTATGCAAAAAGATGGAGTTGTTTGGAAGCAGGGAGACTTAATCCCCGATTTTTAAATATTGTTTTGATTAGTGTATCAACATTCTTTTCTAAGCGATCAATTGTAGCATTGTTATCAATAGTGTAATCACACATCCATTGTTCAATACTCATAGACTTATAACTTTCTAAAGGCAACTGATCTGAACGGTCAACCCATATAGCACAATCAAAAATTTCTTCATTTTGCATTGCAAAAAACTCACGTTTGTTGCGTAGCCCGCAATAGATATCATGCTTGTCAAATAGGTTACGTCCTAAACGTGCTAGATCATCTTTACAATAATCGTGTATCATATTATACCATTCAGTACGATGATTATGCCGATCTGCATAACACTCATCTTCGTCAGCATACCCGTATTTGTCTTTTAGGTCGTTAAAGATAAAAAGTTCTGAACAAAATTTGCTTGATGACTGAAATGTATAACCATATGCTTCTAGCATCTCACATACAGTATCTTTGCCGTGTCGTCCATGTCCAACGACTAATAGTTTTGGTAGCACACATAACTCCTTATTGAATATACTTTAAAGTATATACTATATAAACAAATATGTCAACCTTTATCTACGCCTTGATTGCTTTGCTTCTAATCGTTCACGTTTACGGATTGTATGTTTCATTGGTCCTGCATTTAGTTCTTCAATGTGACGCCTTGCGTCTTCGGATGCCCTTTTAATGATAGCATCACGTTCTGATTTAGTCTGTGTTGTCATATCTAATGTCCTTTGTTTAGGACGATATTTATTGGAGTATTATTCTAATCATACCCTAAATTGGCAACTGTTTCTAATTCTTCAGATAATATTTCAGCTTCACGGGCCTTGTATGCGGCTTCAAAACCTACAGCACCGTATTCCATTCTCTCGTTATTACCCCAAAGTCTTTTGAAATATGAATCGTAAGTTTTTTCAACTGATTCATCGCTCCAGGATCTATCAATAAGTTTACCTTTGATTAACCAGTTGAGTCGGTTGGCTTCTTTACGTACAAATGGACTGCACATGATGGGACCTCCTTGTTATATTGTATTTACAAGGAACTAAAATCGTTAGCGTTAACTTCGGGGGTTTTTAACCTATTGTAAATCCGTAGCCAGTGCCACCTGCTACTGACAATGCAACATCAGCTTCTAACTTTTCAATTTCTTGCATTGCTTCATTTTTAAGTGAATCACCATTAAGTGTTGAACCGCCTTGTGGGCCTGCTATTGTAGCAAACTTACTACGTGCTTCGCCTAACATATACTTACAACTAGCAAGAGTATAATCTTTAATCCATTGACTTGCTAAGTAATCACTTAGTAATTCTTCGTCTGGACGATAGTTGTATGCATATAGCATTAATGTTTCTTCTGTTCTCGGACGTTGTAGTAATGTTAATTGTTTGCTAGTATTGTTCCATTTAAATTCAATAAAAGATCCAAACATTCTTCCTACAAGTTCTTGGTATTGACTAAACATATCATATGTTGCTAGGCCGCCAATGTTTGAGCTTGATAGTAAATAGGTATTTGTGTATGCTAAGTTGAATGGTTCAAAGTTTGTTCCGCCATCACCGCCGCCGCTTCGTGATCCAATTGACCTACGGAATATTTGACGCACTTCCATTACTTCATTTGGTAAAGTGTATGTGTTTTCATCTGCAAGCGTTGGCATAAACAAATAACTTTCTTCAACTGAATTATCGCTACGTTGTCTAAACTTAGACAATGCTTTAGACAATGCTGTCTGATAGTGTACTGGATCGAGTTCGACATCGATCATTCCTCCTCCGAGCATTGCGTTTACGTAATCAAATACAGTTTGTTTTTTAGTTGCTAAGTCTGCCATAATGTTATATTCTCCGTACTTGTATTTATCGATAAATATGTATATGCCGAGATTAAGTTTATACAAACCAAATAAGAGTAAAGACTACGAATTTTTAGACAATATTATTCGAGAGCAATTCACTGTAGGTGGTACTGATATACACATACACAAGTATGTTGGTACTGATGACGGAGAAACAGCCAAGGATCATACTCAAATACAAGATATGATGTTTCTAGAAAATAGAGACAGGAAATATGACCCAGACATTTACACAACTAGAGGAATTTATAGTGTACAAGATATTGACTTTGATCTAAGTCAATTTGGATTGTTTTTAAGTAACGATACAATATTTTTATCTATACATATAAACAGTAGTGTAAAAACACTTGGCAGAAAAATAATGAGTGGCGATGTTATTGAATTTCCGCACTTAAAAGACGAGTACGCTGAAAATGATTTTAATGTAGCACTTAAAAGATACTATGTTGTAGAAGATGTAAATCGTTCAGCAGAAGGATTTTCACAAACATGGTATCCGCATTTATATCGTGTAAAGTTAAAACAAATATACGATGGTCAAGAATACAAAGATATATTAGATCTTCCAGCAGAAGAAGGTCAGGATACTTCACTTAGAGATTTGCTTTCTACATATGAAAAAGAAATGCAAATTAACAATGCTGTTGTAAGCGAAGCAACTGAAGAATTACAACAAAGTGGTTATGATACTACTAGTTACTTTACATTAAACACAGACGAAGATGGAGAGACTGAACTAAGTAGTACTACAGATGCTGACGGACATAGAGAAATGGCTCCACCAGATAGACCAGGATACAACGGCTATCTAGTTGGAACAGCATTACCGCCAAATGGCGAAACTGTTTTTGGACACGGCATAAGTTTTCCTAGTGATGCACAAGCAAATGATTATTTTTTAAGAACTGATTTTATGCCTAATAGATTATTTAAATATGTAAACGGCCGCTGGAACAAAGTACAAGATGTACAACGTGCAGACTTATATGGTAGCGATACAACTAATAACCAAAAAGGTTCATTTATTAATAATGATAGTGCAAGTACTACTGTAGCAGGCGAAACATTCAAAGAGAAACAAGGTCTTTCACAAGCACTTAGACCTAAGGCAGATAATTAATGCAACATTTTTACGATAAACAAATACGAAGATATCTTACACAGATGATCCGCATGTTTAGTAACTTTTCATATGCTGACGGAAAGGGTGCTTTAGTAACTGTACCTGTTAGCTACGGAGATCTTACACGCCAAGTTGCAAACATTATTAGAGAAAACAGTGAAAACAAAATGCCTAGTGCTCCACGCATGAGTGTGTATGTTACTGGATTAGAAATGGACACATCACGTTTAAGCGATAGCAGTTATGTTAACAAACTTAATATTAGAGAACGTGCTGTAGATGAAAACGGTGTTGAGTACTTAAAAAAGGAAGGCAAAAACTATACAGTAGAACGTTTAATGCCTACACCTTATAACCTTACAGTTAATGTGGATATTTGGTCAAGTAATACAGATCAAAAATTACAAATTATGGAACAGATATTAATGCTGTTCAATCCAAGTTTAGAAATACAAACTACAGACAACTACATTGACTGGACTAGTTTAAGTGTAGTTAATTTAGAGAATGTAACTTGGAGTTCAAGAACTATTCCGTCAGGTACTGAAAGCGAAATTGATATTGCTTCAATGACATTTAAAACACCTATCTATATTAGTCCTCCAGCTAAAGTTAAAAAGTTAGGTGTTATACAAAATATTATTACAGCAATGTTTAATGATACTGGATTAGAAATTAATATAGACGATAGTGCATATGCACAGAGTATGGTTAAAGACTCTCCAGTAAATGCAGAACAAAAGGCTATACCTAATAAAGTGCCTGGTAAACGCGAGTCACTTACTAGCGAAACTACATTAGTTACTACTAGTCATAATAATTATGATCTAATCTTTATGAACGATGGAGTTGGTGGACATTACGCACAGTTACTAGGAAAAGGCTTAGGCGACGAAAGCTGGGTAGGTTACATAAAAGCAATACCACAGTTATTTCAACCAGGTATTACTGAACTACGATTACAACGTTCAAACGGATATGAAATAGTAGGCACAGTTACATTAAACCCCGGCAATGAATCAATACTAAGTGTAAATATTGACGCTGACACATTGCCAGATGACACTGTTATTAATGGTGCAACAGGTATTGACGCTATTATTGATCCTGTAAAAGGAAATCCTCAGTTACTGCCGAATACTAATCCTAGAATACTATTACTAGGAAATATTGGACATGTACATAGAGGACAGTTTACTACAGATACTAAGATACTACAATACGATACTAATTATCCTTATAGCGATGTTGCAGATGCAAAAGTATTTGTTAATAATATTCCTGTAAATGCTACACACTACACTGTAGATTCAACAGCTGAAACATATCAAATACGATTTAATGATTTCTTAAATATTAATGATGTAGTTGAGTACGAATTGTACTTAGACGAAGACGGTCCTGATGCTTGGAAAAATGCAGACGGAACAGACTTTGCTGCTAGTATAAATGATATTGTAGAATGGGATGGCAATAAGTGGTCAAGAATACTTAAAGCCAATGAACAAAAAGACGAAGTGTTTGTTACTAATTTAACTACTAGAAAACAATACAAATGGACAGGCGAAGAATGGATTCTTTCGTTCGAAGGCGAGTATCCAGATGGCACATGGAGACTTGCATACTAATGTAAATATTAGTATGAGTAATATTGTTTGTAGTGGTGCATTATTTTATAGTCTAAGCACCCAAAGATTTTTATTTTTACACCGATCAAACGGAAAACGTAGCAATGCTGTTTGGGGCCTTGTGGGCGGAACTAACGAAGGTGCAGAAACACCTTGGGAAGGATTGCGTCGAGAAATAGATGAAGAAATTGGCAAAGTAACAATTAAGAAAACTATTCCTTTAGAAACATTTGTATCTAACGATACTAAATTTAAATTCCATACATACTTGTGTTTAGTAGATGAAGAATTTCTTCCTACATTAAACAAAGAACACGACGGCTATGCTTGGTGTAGTTTTAGTAAATGGCCTAAGCCATTACACTACGGACTACAAAATACTCTAAACAAAAAAGTTAATTTAAAGAAATTAGAAACTGTATTTGAAGTAATTAATTTACTTGACTAATACTGTATTGTAGCGTATAATAGTAATATGAAAGTCATAGTTTTAGGCGACATAATAATTGATCAATATGTATACGGGACATCAACGAGATTAAGTCCTGAAGCACCTGTGCCTGTAGTTACTCAACAATCAGTTAAAGAAACTTTAGGTGGTGCTGGACTTGTGTACAATAACCTAACTAGCTTAGGCGTAGATGTAGATTTGTTTGAATACTCGCATCCAAAAAGTACAAAGACTAGAGTTATATGTGACGGCCATTATATAACACGTATTGACAGCGATGTCATTATGGAAGGTAATGATACAATTGGTCTTATAAATGAGATTGATTTTACACAGTATGATTATGCACTTTTAATAGATTATGATAAAGGACTTCTTGGACAATCAGTAGAAGTAATTCAGCATATTAATAATACTTCTAACTGTAAAATTATTGTAGATCCAAAAAGAGCCGCACATGACTATAAAGGTGCCTGGCTAGTAAAACCAAACGGAAATGAATATAGCAAGTTTGGATTTAATAACTGGAAGGGTAATATTATTACAACTAATGCTAACGAAAGTGTTAGTGCTAGAATGCGTGATGCTTTTGGAGATCAAGAATTTACTGTTCCTGTAGAAAATGTTGAGGTATCAGATGTTACTGGTGCCGGTGATTGTTTTATGGCTGCATTTGTTTATGGTCTTACAAAAGGATATGACTTTCAGCGTTGTTTAGAATTAGCTGTAAAGGGATCTACTGAATCAGTAAAACATGTAGGTACATATATACTTACAGAAGACGACCTAAATAAGAAAGTAATCTTTACTAATGGTTGTTTTGATATACTACATAAAGGGCACCTTACGTTGCTAAAAGAAGCCCGTACACTAGGTGATAAACTAATAGTAGGACTTAATAGCGATGCCAGTGTAAAACGCTTAAAAGGCGATCTAAGACCCGTTAACAACATTGATACACGTCGAGAACAATTAGAACTTATACCTTATGTTGATGAAGTTATTGTATTTGAAGAAGACACTCCATACGAGTTAATTCAACAAATAGAACCTGATCTTATTGTTAAAGGCGGAGATTATACTGTAGAAGAAATAGTTGGCCACGACTTAGCACCAGTACACATAATACCTACTGTAGAAGGTCACAGCACAACTGATATAATAGAAGCAAGTAATGAAAATATTAATAACAGGGCATGAAGGATTCGTTGGTAAAAACTTAGCACCGTTTCTTGATAAAGAAAACGATCTATTTGGTTACGAATGGAACCCCAAATCTTTACCAGATGTAAGTGGTTATGATTGGGTAATACACTTAGGTGCAATTAGCTCAACTACTGAGCGTGATGTAGATAAGGTTATGTTACAAAATTATGAATTTTCAAAATGGTTATTCAATCAATGTAATATTAACGGCGTAAACTTCCAATATGCTAGTAGTGCTAGTGTGTATGGTACTAATACTGACTTTAATGAAGATGCTCCAAAACAACCGCAAAGTTATTATGCAACAAGTAAGTATCTATTCGATCGTTGGATAATGCAACAAGAACATAAAATTATTGTACAAGGTTTTAGATACTTTAATGTATATGGTCAATTTGAAGATCACAAAGGTGATCAAGCAAGTCCAATAACTAAGTTCTTTAATCAGGCAAAAACTGGTACCATTACATTATTTGAAAACAGTGACAATTATAAACGTGATTTTATATATGTGGGTGATTGTTGTAACATACATCGCTACATGCTAACAACAACAGAAACAGGCATATTTAACATTGGCACTGGTGTTGCAACAAGTTTTCAAACTATTGGAGAATTAGTAGCTAAAAGATTTAATGCTAATATCAAATACATTCCAATGCCTGAAGCACTTAAAGGACAGTATCAAGAATACACTTGTGCCGACATAAAAAAATTAAGTAACATAGTAA